TATGCGTAAATCAACGACTATCTTTAATACGGCAAACATGGGAAATCAAAAATTGGATGCTGGTTGGGAACAAAAGATTGGTAATAGAAACGAAGATTTGACATGGCTTCTATAAAAATGTCTTAATAGAATGATAGACCATACTTATATGTATGGGAATACTATAATCATATAATAGGTGTAAAATGGCTGAAAAGAAATCACTGTTTGATAGATTAAAAACGTTATTTAGCACAAACGTGGTCGTGCGCCAGGTCGGGGGTAAGAGACTAAAAGTAGTCGATACTGCTCGTTATCAAGCCGATGGAAATCCACACACATCAAAAGTTATTGACCGATATGGAAGATTACATGGAACTCGTGGGACTCCTATTTCTGTTTACAACCAATACAACTCGTTTTCTGCAACAAAGGTTGACCTTTACACAGACTACGAGTCGATGGACACGGATGCCATCATTTCATCTGCGTTAGACATCTATTCGGATGAATCAACACTCAAAAATGACGTCGGTGACGTATTAACAATTCGTTCGGATAATGACGATATTAGAAAGATTCTCAATAATCTTTTTTACGATATTCTAAACATCGAATATAATCTATGGCCGTGGATTCGTAATCTTTGTAAGTACGGTGATCATTATCTTTATCTTGATGTTAAAGATGGTCTCGGTATTACAAATGTTGTTCCTTTTTCACCGTATGAAATGCAACGAGAAGAAGGAACAGACCCCGAACACATCTATATGACGAAGTTTATTTATGAAGGACCACTTGGTAAAGGGGAATTTCAGAACTATGAGATTGCTCACTTCCGTCTTTTAGGTGATACCAACTTCTTACCATACGGAAAATGTTTGGCTAGTAATTCATACGTAGATACTGAATTTGGAAGGAAAAGGATAGACGAAATTTTAGTTGGAGAACGAGTATGGTCTTTCAACAAAGAGAGTAATAAATTTGAGTTGACCGAAGTCATAAATGTTTGTAATTCTGGAATTAAAGAAACTTTGAAAATTTCAACACTTCATAATGAGATAGAATGTAGCGAAGACCATCCAGTATTGGTAAAAACAAACAATGGGTTGACATACAAAAAAGCCAAAGATATATCTATGTCAGATTTACTCATAATTTCCACAAACAAACAAAAAACTGGCTCTTCTATTATAAAAACAAACAAAAATTTTATAACTGAACATAATAAAAATGGATGGAGAAATGATAGTAACAGTCTTCCTGATTTTTTTGACGAGGAATTTGCAAAATTTTTTGGATTTATGATAGGAGACGGGTGGGTTTCAAAAGACAATAAGTCTGTTTATTTTGCAACGGGAGTCTTGCAATCTCAAAACGAATATTATGCAAATCTGTTATCAAAGTATTCTAATAAAGAATGTATAGTCACTGAAGCTACCGAAAATTCTGGTGGTCAAATTCATGTAAACTCAAGAATGCTTTCGGAATTTTTAGTTCAAAACGGATTTATTGGTAATGCTAGAACTAAGCGAGTTCCAAATTGGATATTTGAATCTAGTGATGATATAAAATTATCATTCATTCGAGGCATGGTCGATGCAGATGGTTCAATTTTTACTGATAAATGGAATGTTAATCGGTATAGTATAGAATTGAACAATAAAAAATTAGTAGAGGATATTAAATCTTTATTGGGTACTATGAATATCAAGTGTTCAAATGTATCAACCCGTGGATTTGATGGGAGAACTACTATTCGTGGTATTGATTGTAACCGAGTTAAATCGCATTATATTTACTTTTATTTAGATGCGGACAAAAAATCTGGCTTTAAAAAGTATGGTAATGTATCGGATGCCGGTCACATATATGAACCTGTGAAAAAAATCGAATATATCGGAGAACAAGAAACATTTGATATTCAAGTTCAATCTAACAATTCTAATTTTATTGCAAACGGCATCATTGTTCACAATTCAATGTTGGAAGGCGCTCGTAAACTTTACAAACAGTTGGTTCTGATGGAAGACGCTATGTTGATTCACCGTATTATGAGAGCCCCTGAAAAGCGTATATTTAAGATTGACATCGGTAATATACCACCGGCAGAAGTTGACCAGTATATGCAAAACATAATCAATCAAATGAAGAAAACACCTGTTATGGACGAAAGAACAGGTGAGTACAATCTTCGTTATAATATGCAGAACCTCCTTGAAGATTTCTATCTTCCTGTTCGTGGTGGTCAAGCTGGAACTTCTATCGAAACACTTGCTGGTCTTCAATATCAAGCGATTGAAGACGTTGAATATCTAAAGAGTAAGATATTCGCGGCATTAAAGGTTCCAAAGGCATATCTTGGGTTTGATGAGTCACTTGAAGGTAAAGCGACTTTAGCAGCTCTTGATATTCGTTTTGCAAGAACGATTGAAAGAATTCAACGTATTGTGATTTCTGAATTAACAAAGATTGCCATCGTACACCTTTACGCACAGGGCTATGAGAATTCCGAACTTGTTAACTTCTCTCTACAATTAACTGGTCCATCTATTATTTATGAGCAAGAAAAAATTGCTCTTATGAAGGAAAAGGTTGATCTTGCTGGTAATCTCATGGAAAGAAGATTGATGTCTCTTAATTACATTTATTCGAATATTTTCAATATGTCAGAGGACGAAGCCGATTTCGAAAAGAATGAAATAATCGAGGATATTAAGTTACAATTCCGTCAGAAGCAGATAGAAAATGAAGGAAATGACCCAATGATTACAAAAGAATCATATGGTACACCACACGATTTGGCATCTATGAATATTTATGGTGGAAAGAGACAACATCAAATAAATGACGTTGAAGTACCAGAAGGTGGATGGCCGGGTGCTGGTAGACCAAAAGAATATGGTTCAACATACAATACAGATAGTAGTCCGTTTGGTAGAGACCCAATTGGTAAAAAAGACATCGGTAATACAGTAAATGTCAATTTGTCACCGAAACATAATTATAAGGGAGGTTCTCCCCTATCATCTGATTCAAAGACAAACGAATCAAAGATGACACAGGAACTCTCAAATGTTATAATGTCTATGGATGGGATGAAAATTAAGACGAAACGTGTTATATCAGAAAGTTTAAAACCTATGTCAGACCATAAAAAAGATGACGTCGGCCTATTAGATGAGAGTAAATTATTGAATGAAATATAAAGTTCGTTCATATTTATTATGAGAAGGAAATAATAACGGGTAAACTAAATGAAAAAAATCAAACACTCAAAATTTAAGAACACTGGTATGTTATTTGAGCTTTTAACTCGTCAAATAACATCAGAAATCATATCTGGAAATGAGTCTGTTGCCCCATATGTGCTTAAAAAGTTCTTTAACAAGAATACCGAACTTTTTAAGGAATATGGATTATACAAGACTCTATCTGAAGAAAAATTTTCTTCGGAAACAAAATCACAAATGTTAATTGAAGCCGTATTGAAATCGAGAAAAAACATTAACAAAAAGAAATTGATCGACGAGAAATACCAATTGATTAAATCTATATCTGAAAACTTTGATATTAATTCTTTCTTTCAAACGAAGGTTCAAAATTATAAACTATTGGCATCAATCTACAAAATTTTTGAGTATAGTGAATTAGATAATCCTTCAGAAATTACTCGTTCAAAATTCACTATTATCGAAAACATGACAACCGAGTCATCTAAACAATTGATAGAAGAATCAATTTCTCTTTCAAAAGAACCGAAAGAAATAAGATTGCTTTCTTATAAAATACTAGTTGAAAAGTTTAATTCAAAGTACGATGACCTATCATTTGAACAAAAGTCTGTTCTACGCGAATATATTTCAAATATAAGTAACTCAAACAACTTAAAACGATTTATTCAAGACGAGTCGAAAAAAATTCGAGAAATATTAGACAAGAAATCAAAGAGTGTGAAGGATAAGTCTCTTTCTATCAAGTTAAACGAGGTAATGAATTTACTTGATCAGTATAAATCGATAAAGAATGTTGGAGAAAATCATGTTCTTGCTCTTATGAGATACTACGACTTAATAAACGACCTATGATGGAGTAAATAATGTCAAACGCGAATCCAATACAACCTTACAACTATAATATCGATAGTCGAGATGAA